TAAGAAAGCCAGATCCCCATTATTTATTTGTGGGGCTAAACATTCGCCGTAACAAAAACAAGCATATGCCAAAGGACAACCAACGAGACACTCAGGTCTATCAACCTTGCTCATCATTTGTTGAGTCCAGTCAAAACCCTTTCCGTCAGGAAGTGGAAAGCCATAAACTGGTAAGGTAGGTGATAATGCTCGACGATCTACTTCAGTCCCATCAAGTAAGGACTCCACAATCTCATCTTCCGAGATTTTTAAATATTCAGCGATTTTCGTTTTGTGCGGGTAAATCTTACGCTTGCCGCTTTCCATGCGGCTATATTCTGCCTGCCCAATACTAAGTGCGGTCGAAATATCTGTTTGCGTCACTGCCTTTCCAGACCGCAAACTTTTGAGGTTGTTCTTGTACATAATTCAATATCCCAATTGGAGGTGACGTGACGCCTTTAGAGCCAACAGCGCGGCTACAAAACATGGCATTAAAAAATACTTGTCCCTGCCTGATCGGTGGTGCCGTCGCCCAATCATCATGTCCGTTGAGGTGGTTCATAACATAAATCTCCCATTTATTAACGTTTAAAAATTTACTTTAAGGAAATTATGTGAATAACGCAAGTTAAGGGCGATATGCGCAATTTATGCTTGCACAGGCGTTGACGTATCAATAAAGCGCGTGGTATGCCTTATGAGCATAATATACAAGTAAATCACACATATTGTGGGTGTCATATGAAACTAAGCCAATATCTAGTGGTCAACGGCATCAGCCAAAAGCAATTTGCGGCTGACCTCGGTGTATGTCAGGCGACAATACATAAATATCTGTATGAAAAGTCATGCCCCTCCGGGAAGCGGATGATGCAAATCTATCAAATTACAGATTATCAGGTTGGTCTGATGGATTGGCTTGAACATTTTGAGGATGAAGATGGGCAAAGCCTCGCGGGATAAAGGTGGGCGCTTTGAGCGCGAACTCGTAAACACCGCAAAGGCGCACGGACTAGACGCATATCGTGTCCCATTATCTGGGTCGGCGACTGGTTTCAAAAACGATGTCATCATTAAACAAGGCCGGACTGTTTGGGAGCTTGAGGCAAAGAAGCGAGGCTCCGGGTTTAAATTTATCTATGACAATATCGAGGGCGCGGACATTTTGGTGATCGGGGCGGATCGCCAAAAACCACTCGCGGTGATGGATTATGAGGATTTCTGCGACCTTTTGAGTGGAAAGCATGGGCCGACATAATGCACCAAAGTACAAAAAGGGAGAGGGAAACCCGGAGAAGTGGCGAGCAGATCACCGCACTCAGGATCGCAAGTGTCTGCGGTGCGGGAAGATGTTTTATAGCTACCACGGCGGACACCGCCTTTGTGACAGGTGCAACAAGTGGGCGCAGGCACAAGTGACAGATTATAATTTGATTGAGTGATGGAGGACAAACATGAGCATAAAAGCGGTCACATGGGCCTTTGAGCAACGGCTTAATGATAGCGTTGCCAAGCTAGTGTTGATCGGGATAGCCGACCGATACAATCCTGAGTATGGTTACGCATATCCAGCGGTCAGCTGGCTGGCAAAGGTTGCAGATTGTTCCGACAGAACGGTGCAAAGAAAAATCATTTTT